CCTCGCCCGTCGGCTCGTACCCGATCCAGCCGTCATCCTTCTCCCACCGCACATGAAGCAGTCCCCACTTGATGTAGAAGTCATGTGCCGACCCAATCGGACGCGGCTCACCATTCTCGTCGGCGGGCCAGTCTTCGATCTCTTTGATCTCCCAGAAATGTGTGGCCTGTACATGGTACTCGGCCTCAATAATCTTCACGCCCATTAGCTTACCTCCTCTACTTCGAGAGTGTCCTGCTGATACTTCTCCGGCCCCTCACAAGACACAGTGAACATGTCATGAGCCAAATCCTCCGCCGACTCTTTATCCACGGCACGAACCTCATACGTCTTCGTCACCGTCGCGCGAATCGTCACTTCATACGTCTTCATATCAATACTCCTCTATCTGTGGCTCCGGATCAGACCAGACCTTCTCGCCTGTTTCGCCATGATATCCCTTGTTGTATTCAGCAATTTCCTCGACGGTCATGTGCTCAGAGTCTATGCGCTGACAGCCATGATCGCTGTACCACTCCCAATGCGGGTTGTAGCGCCGACCATAATACCTGTCCGCCGAACCACGGTCCTCGGGACTGCCATGCTTCAATGCCCCCCGCTCACCCATAGACCGCACTCCCGAACAAACCTGTCTGCACGATCTGATCCGCAATCTCGGCGTCGATGTCACAGGTGTATGGATTCATGATCGACAGCTTGATCTCCGGTGGCAGATTGTTGATGCCCACCGTGATCACATCGAATGACTTGGCCTCGGTTACCTCGGATGTGCTGGACGGCCAGTCGTCAGCGTTGTGGTGAACCGCGATGCTGAAATTTTTGACGATGTCGCCACCGTCTTTCAGACTCCAGTGACGGCCCTCCGGCAGCTTCGCGTATGGGGCACTCGTCTCCAGATGGCGAATGTGGATGTAGTCCATCCAGTAATTGCACCCGCCCTCCAGTGCCGTGACCCACACGGCCTCGGCAATCTCAGCCCACGCACCCCACGTTGGGCTGGATGAGATGGTAACCATTGGCGCACCAGTGGACGCCGAATACTCTACCTTAATCATGTCAACTCTCCTTCCGTATCAACGAACATGCGATTGGTCCGCGTGACCGTGACCCACTTCTCGCCCATATCAACAAACTCATCGACCTCGTAGATGCCATGCGGTATCGCCCGAACCTGATTGAACTCATCACGCCCGAACCGATACACGCGGACGCGGCTGGAAAAATCCTCGAACTCGGTGTCCATCTTTTTCCGCAGGAAATCGCGGTTGCGAATGATCACCTTCTTCAACTTGTCGATGCTGTCCACCATGTGAGTGGTGCTCGTCGAGATGATCAGCCCATTGCTGACCACCTCCTGTTTCGCAAAATACCTCGGCATTACGCTGCCTCCTTCACTGCATATGTTTGCATCAGGTTAAAGAACCGCCCAACCGCCGTGCCGTTGCGCTTGCCCGTGAACCGCTTGTCGTCATGGTGGACAGACCAGACGCCATCGCTGGCAGTCACGAACCAAGAACAATACTTGATCGCACCACGCGGGCCGATGTTGACCATCAGGTTGTTGCCGCTGCCGAACTTGGCCTCGACAATCGCCTCATTGATGTAGCGATACCGCGTGACCTCAACCGTGCCGCCCAAACGCTGGGCAGTGGCTTCGATGTTCTTGATGATGTTGTTCTGCTTTTTCATGTCGTCCTCCTCAAACGTACTGTCTGTTCTTCACTTCGCGCATCAGAGCGCAGGGGATTTGCTGAACCGAACAATCGCGAATGGCCTCGTAGGCCGCGACCTGTTCAGCGCGGGTGTTAATCTCGCGGATCACATAACAATAACGATCCTCGAAATAGCCTCGGCAATCCTCGACCTCGCTGGCACATGTATGCCAGTCGGCCATCATCCAAGAGACCGCATGTTCGCGAGTCTCGAAACTCGGATCGTTCTGATAGACACTGCCGGTCTTCCGGCACTTGATAAAAATTTCAAACATAGCTTCTCTCCTCCGTGAAACTTGAACCTCGGTCCTTGAACCTCGGTCCTTGAACCGATATAGTCCCATGCAGTATTGCATGATCCACGACAGGCATACGTCGCCTGTCAAAACGTCGTCTATACACAGTGACAAATCGCGCGGTTCCCGAACCCTCGAAAGGGAATCGGTACAAGGTAAACAGTACCAATGATTGGATAGTCTCATATTATCCCATGCCATACAAGAAAAAATATTAAGTGTGTTCGCTCCTATAGCTTTTTCTGTACGAAAAAGTTTTTGGAAAAAATTTTTGAGAAATGGTGTAACGAGTGTAACGAGTGTAACGAGTGTTGTTTTTATTGACAGAATCCCGTTACACTTCGTTACGTTCGTTACACTTGATAGCGAGCAAATCCGCTCGCGCGACCCTTTGCTCTGCAAAAAACAAAAACCCACAGAAAAACCTATAGGGGGCTTACCTTGCCAAAGAAGACCGCTGGCCTGACCAACAGGCAAAGAGAGTTTGCTCGGTACTACGTCGAGGGGCGATACAGTAATGCCGAGTGCGCTAGGCTGGCTGGCTACTCGCCCGACGCCGCCAAGCAACACGCATACAAACTGCTGGATGGTACGTCCTACCCTTTGGTCACTGATCTGATCAAAGAACTGCGGGAAGAGCGGGAGCGCAAATACGGCGTGACCCTTGTCGGTCAACTCAAACGCCTTGACGAACTGTCGCGCGGGGCAGAAGAGTCTGGTCAATTCTCTGCCGCCATCAATGCCGAGAAGATCAGGTCCGCTCTCGGTGGCTTGACCATAGACCGGCGGGAACAGAACCACATCCACCAGCTTGATCAACTGTCGCGGGAAGAGATCGTCGCCCGACTCGATGATCTCCGCAAACGACACCCACATGCCTTTGACAATATGAAGAGGGTTGAAGATGCCTCGGACAGAACGCCAGCTATGGAACTCATTGAGGCAGAAGTTACCGAAAAAGACCCACTGCCAGCGGATTGAGAACCGTGCCGGTGAGGGTATGCCGGACGTATATCTGTGCATGGATGGTGTGCCGGTATGGGCTGAACTAAAAATTACCAAGAATGACCGCTTTACCATCTCAAAATCCCAGATTGCTTGGCATTTGGGGCATACACGGTGTGGCGGTGTCAGTTTTTTCTTGGTCCACGACCCCTCCACGAGGCTTGTATTTTTGTTTGACGGTGGTTTAGCGGCCAAGTTGCACGGTTCGCGGCTCTCGGTCCTGCGTCCTGCGGCCCGCTGGTATGGTGATATGTCTGCTGCGCCCTGCGCCCTGCGTCTTGCGGCCCGTGAGTCATGGATCGAGCGACTCGATCCTGCGTCCTGCGCCCCTGCGCCCTGTGATGATGGCGCCGGCAGCACGAACGAAAACAGGGACGGGTTGTAACCCGTCCCTGTTCCCCGGAGGAAGCCCCTAGTGTTTGTGGTAGGATACAGTTTTAACATCCCGATCCCAACAAGCCCGGCACGGGCCGCATTTGCCATCTTGTTTTGGCGCCGGGCATTCGTGCCCGATGGGTGCCGCGTCTTTGATCACGGCGCTAGACCATTGCCACTTGTCCGGCGGTGCCTGGTCAACCATCGTTTGAGACAAGCGCAAAACCGCATTGTCCGGCAATGGTTCAATCTTTAGCGCATCGGCCCAGATTTTGTGTTCCTTTGTCGGTATCCAGTGGCGCTTATCCGGTGTGGCTTTGATCACGTCGATAATATTCAGCGCCATGCGGACATCTTCAACGTCCCCGCTGTCAAACCAGCGGAAAAATTCGGACCGCGTCCGGTTCAGCAGCGCGACCATGCGCGGGACAAAATCGATAGCGTGAAAAAAATCCTCGCGTTCTTCCATTTTGTTAATGACATTCGGCATGCGGTACATGCCCTTGCGGGCATAGCAATCATGGCAGACCGAACCGGGCACCTTGGCGAGTTTGCTGCCCGTTTTACATTTGAAAGCCGAGCGGGAAATAGACTTACCCGGCATTTTTGAGACGTTTGAAAGCATGGTTTACCCTCCGCGTTTTTCCATGTCCTGATATATTATCAGATAATCCCATCTAATCAAATAAAATAATCCTGCGTCCTGCGTCCTGCGGCCCGCGCCATATGTATGTGGACCGCAAAAAACTAGGGCCACCATTCGGTGGCCCTAGTCTCCGGAGGGACCGGTTACAGGATGCCAGGCACTAGGTAGTCATCCCATGCATCTTCTTTAGCGCACTCGATAGCCTCATGTGGTGTCAGACCATCTTCGTAGTAATCGCGCCAGGCAGCATCAGGTAAATCCTCGACACCTACACCGAGCTTGCGTGACACGATCTGATCGCACGTGTTGTACCATTCGTTGAATCTCATTCGGACGCCTTTCCTTCAAGCTCGGCCTCAATCGCGTGCTTGAGAGGCACGCACTCGCGTATTGTCCGTTCTAGAAAATAGATAACCGCTTTGTCATCAGGGTTTTCAATCTGGCTTTCCAAGCATGTGACGCAGGCTTTAAGACCGTTAATGGTCTGCTGCAAAGCCAGTATTTTATTTTCTTTCTTCATTGTTTTCTGTCTCCGTTTGATCCGCGTTCCCCGGGCAGGTATCCAGCCTGCCCGGGCACGGAGGGTCTAGTTGGTGGGCGCTATGCTTTCAAGCTCACCCTCGACATGCTCAAGCTCACCGATGTGGTGCTCGATGGTATCCAGCTTTTGCTGATCGGCAAAGCCGTCGTCCATCATGGCGCACGTCACTTCCTCAAGCATGTGAAGAGCCTGACTGATCAGCCCATTCGCTTTCTGGATTTCATCTGCATACTTCATTTAATTAACCTCCGTTATAGAGCGATATTGCTCACCTAAATAATACCAGAATATCCCAACTAATCCAATAAATAATAGACCTGCGACCTGCGACCCGCGCCATATATATGTGGGCCTGCGACCTGCGCCCGAAGACCCAAAAACCCGCAGGGTTTTTGGGAAAACCCCGGACCGAAGCCCG